ACATTGTGATGAAAAAATCGAGTTAAAGCACGAACAAAAAATAAATTGAAATTTGTAAACATAGCGACGAAAATTTTTTTCAAAAAAATATCACCAAAACTATTGCAAAAAATTCACACCTATTATATAATGTAATTAAGTTAGAAATGGAGGTGAGAAAAAGTGGCAGATGAAAAACGTCAAGCTTATACGGAAATGTTGCAACTATTTAATTTACTTCAACAATGGAATGATTTCTATACAGCAGAAAATGCAAACAATTTATTAGTTGCATGTCAACAATTATTGATTAACTACAACGAACCTGTATTAAAATATCTCAATGATGAAAATGAAGATAAATCATTACTACAATATTTAGCAGGTGATGATGGTTTAGACCAATGGCAATATTATAAAGGATTTTATTACAACTACAACGTACACATATTCTAATAAACTGATTTGATACTATATTATACTAAAATATGATAAATGGAGGTGTGTTGATGAATTATATTGATGTTGAAATTAAGGGTTTTACAATTTACTCAAAAAATGATAGACATGAAGAATATGACTTTTTTATTCCTAAACAAGATTACAGAATTACGAAACGTGAAATATTAGAGCATATTCCAGAAGGACATACATTATTAGACAGTAAGAGAACATCTAAAATGATTACAGTATCTTATGATGAATTATTACAAATACAAGTATAAAGGAGAAATTAAAATGAGATATGTTAAAGATTTATTAAACAAATATTCAAATGGTGGAATTAGATTTGATTATGACAATGAAAAAGAAAGAGAATACATTAAATTAGGTGAATTGGATTCATCAAAAACCTACCCTATCGAAGCACTATTCATTAACACGAAGGGAAAATATGGTAACCAAGGTGTTATTATTAGTGGTGATTATATTGTTAATTGTCCTCAACACTTAACAGACATGATTGAAGAAATGAGACAAGACGAGGAAATGGTTGAAGCGATCAATCAACGTTTATTTGATTTTGAAATTTATGAATTTGAATCTAAGAAATATAATCGCACGTCACATGGTATTAATTTAGTACCGAGTGAAAAAGCCAAACAAGAGGTGCAATATGAAAAAAAGTAGAACATGAGAGACGTAATCCGTTCGCTCGTGCTAATGAACCCATTGATATTTATGATGAAGATATACCATTTTAAAAATTTAAATAAAGGGGGCAATGCCTCCTTTTTTATTATGAGGTGAAAAATATGTTTGGTACAATCGTTACAATAGGATTATGTTTATATGGTATAATTGCTTTAATACTTGTTTCAATCGTTAATTATAAAAGGAGTGATTACATGAATTTGATTAAAGCATATTATAATATTGTTAACGCTCTCAATGATTACGATTTAACAAAAGAACAAAGAGATAAATTAGAAAATGCTTTATTTGAAATTACGCATATTCTTAATGATTTAGAAAGTGAGGGAAAATATTTTGATAATTAAACATCAAATGAAATTACATTTAAATGAATTGGTTGATTGGGCGTGGCGTAATGGTGTAACATCTGAAAAGTTTCACTCAAATAATGGTTCATATGTAATATTTGACCATAGTGCAGTAGTAGAAACCTATATTATAAACAAAAATGATTTATTTAATGTTATAGAAGAAATTGAAATCACATTAAATACACCGATTGACTATTTCCTAGAGAAAGATATGTACGGAAATTATCGTGAACATCAAAATATTGCTATTAAGGATTTATTATTTTTAAATACAACATCAGATATTTGGTTAATTAATGATGATGATTCACATATATTGATTTATAAAGACGGACAACTCATTGATGAATATATGTATCATCAATTTGAATATGAAGCTAATCAGAATAAGCATATTTACCCACATAATAAAGCGAGTGGAACATACCCACATAAAACAGAACAAGACGTGACACCACCAAATAAGAAACCTGATACAAAACCCCTACCACCAGAAGAACATACACCAAAAGTAAGAACCATTAAAACATTAAATGGTACAGTGATGAAAGACTATACACCCGTTTCATCAATACAATATGTTAAATCTGTTGGAATCATTGGTGACAGTGTGGGTAAAGGTGCGCATGCTTCATATAACTTTGGTGATTACATCAAAGAAAAAACAGGTGCAAAAATTCAAAACTTATCAGTAAGCAGTGCCACAATGAGTGAAGTTAAAGACAATAATATATTAAATCAAGCAAAACAACTCAAAGATAATGAATTAGTGATTATACAGGGTACTGACGATGATTGGTTATACAACTCAAATGCAGGTGTTGAAGTAGGTAATAAACTTACTGATACAAAAACATATATCGGTGCATTTTATAAGGTTGTTGAAACGGTTAAAGAAAATAACCCAAAAGCTAAAATCATTGTAATTACACCAACGAAACAAGCTAAAATTGATGATACAGGAAAAGTTATAAGACGTGATACAGATAAGAATAAAAAAGGTTATACATTAAAAACTTATGTTGATTCACAAGTGAAAGCAACTAAAGATTTAGGATTAGCCTTATATAACGCTTATGACGATTCATTAATCAATCCTTATGATGAAAAATTTAGACAATCGTCTATGAAAGACGGTTTACACCCAACAAAATGGGGTCATGAAATGATGTATTATCGCATTGTAGAAACATATCATAAAAATTTTGATTGAGGTGTAGACAATGAAAAGAGGGAACAAAAGTAATCGTATTGCACGTTCAAATGCTTTTCGTGAAGCAACAACAAAAAAACAATCAACCTATGAACGTGATGGTTTTACATTTTTATTTGATGATGAAGAATTACAAAAAGAATATATACATGAATATAACAAATTTAATAATTTATTTGTGGAAAAAGGTAAAGTCAAACTACCTCGACCTAAAAAGATAAGTTATATTGATGCTAAAAGTTTAGTGAGTGGAAAAAATCAAGAAAAATTAACAGAAATAGAAAATGTCTATAAACAATTGGACTATGTTTGGGAAGAAAAAGGGAATATGCACAAACGTCACCTCTTCCAAGAATCCGTCAAAGAAAATGACGGGTCACAAGAAATATCACACTTTATTAAATCAACGGAACAACTATTTAAAGAACTTGAAGATGCTACAAAAGTAGATAGTATTGTAAATGAAAAGCGAGTAAAATACAATGTAGTCTATTACGTCAGACGGGTAGGTTAAAATATGTTTGAAAACATTCAAGATATTATTGATTATTATTCAAGTAAGGAGGGACAACATGAAAAAGTCACGACTGAATGAAGTTAAAGAATATCAAAACTTTGTTACTAAATTTAGACGATCTATTCCAAAGCAATATAACCAAATTGAACTTGCTGATGATTTAATGAACTTAGATATTGATTTTTTAATTTCTATATCTAATAGGTCAGACGGAAAAACATTCAACTATGTTGCCTTTTTTATGAAGTTAGCTATTGATTTAGACATCAAATTTACGCTACTTGCTAGACACCACACATTGCGTGATGCTTATAGAGAATTATTAGAACGCATTTGTATCGAACAAAAACATTTTAACGATAATGAGCTATTCTTTAGAAACACACAAGATTATATTGCTGTGGGATATCGTGATAAAGAAATAGGGATTATTACACATCTCAATAATGCGACTGATTTAAAATATCATTCCAACTTCATGAAGAACTTCCCAATTATCATATACGATGAGTTTCTAGCATTAGAAAGTGACTACTTGATAGATGAGTGGGAAAAGTTAAAAACGATTTATGAATCGATAGATAGAAACCATGGGAATATTGATTATATTAAAATACCAAAGATTGTCTTGTTAGGTAATGCTGTTAACTTTTCAAGCCCCCTACTCTCTAACTTAAATATATATGAACAGCTGCAACATCACTCAAAATTTGCGATGAATAGTAAGCGTCAATATGGTAATATCATGTTAGAGATGAGAAGAAACGAACATTCAAACGAAAATCGAAACACACGTGCTTTTAACTCAGATAATGATTCAATGACAACGGGTGAATTTGATTTTAATATATTTAATTTAGCTGATGATGCGTTGCGTAAGCATATATCAAGTAATGGAAACTTTTTCTATATCAAAACCCCTTATAATTTTATTAAAGTCATGTATCACTTGAATGACTATCAAACCAATATTAAAGTTGTGCCTTATGCAGACAATTACCAGTTTTGTACTGATGTGTCAGATGTTGAACATGGTGCATTGTTTTTAAAAGATTCATTCTATAAAGAAAATCATTCCAAACGTTATTATAATCCCTCAAATCTTCATTTTGATAATGCTTACAGTAAATCATTTATATTAAATGAAGATGATTTCATATACTTAAATATGAATAAAATCATCAAATATCATTTAAAAGAAGAACGTAACAAAAAAGGATACAAACCTTTTGAACAAAAAGAAAAAATGTATTATGATAATTACATTGAACGTACCAAAAAAAATCTAGTCAAATCATTTATGAGCAATGTGTAATTTTTTTACATGTTGCTTCTTTTATGGTATAATGATTTTTGATTAGAGGTGTAGACATGGGATTATTAGAAGCAATGCAAAAACATAAAGGTCAAAAAAATATGTATCTTTACTGGGATATAGAAACATTAAACTATAATAAAATAGCAGGTAGAGAAAAACCTACAAAATATAAAAACGTCACATATAGCTTAGCGATTGGTTGGTATGACGGACAACATATTGATGTAGAAGTTTTTCCTAGTTTTAAATCCTTTTATCAATCTTTTTTTGATTATGCAAAAAGACGTGATACCATTACTAAATCAAAAACAACAATCAACATGATAGCACATAACTGTAACAAATATGATAATCACTTTTTACTACACGATACACAACATTTTTTTGGTGATGATCTTGTTATTGAAAATCTATATATGAAAAGTGCTGATGATAATTCAAACACAATTAATATGAATGAAGCAAAATTATTATCTAAAGAAATCAATGTTATATTAGAAAAACGTGTTAAATCAAGTATTAATTTAGATTTAATGATGTATTTAAAAGGATTTAAATTTAACATTATAGATAATTTTATGAAAACCAATACATCAATAGCTACACTCGGTAAAAAGCTCAAAGACGGGGGGTTTATCAGTGAAGATGAGTTAAAAACTGATTTTGACTATGATGTGTTTGATGTTGAACATGATATGACAGACACACAAGCCTATGATTATGCTTATGAATGTTTTCATCAACTCACAGCATCACAAATGACTTATATACGCAATGATGTCATTATACTAGGTATGTGTCATATCCATTATAGTGATATATTTCCAGGATTTGATTATAGCGCTATGACCTTTAGTGTGAATATCATGAAAAGCTATATTAATAACGAAACAACACGATTGCAGCTATTAAATAAAAAAGGTAAACAAAAAATATCATATACGGATTTTACTTTTTTTGATATGAATTATTATGACTTTATCAAAGGATTCTATCGTGGTGGGTTAAATATGTATAATTCACGTTATGTAGATACCATTATTGATGAGGAATGTTTTTCAATTGACATCAATAGTAGTTATCCTTATGTGATGTATCATGAAAAGTTGCCGATGTATATATATGATTTTGATGAATTTGAGAAACCGACATCAATTCATGTGGAGTTAGATAATAGAGATGTTTATTCCCTTTATAAAATGGATAAGGTCACGTTTAATCGTACCATATTACGAAATATTGAAAGTGATTTAATTAAACAATGTTTAGTTAAATACTACAATAATGATAAAAAGTTTGTTAATATAAATACAAACACTTTACGCATGATTAGAGATTTAACAGGATTAACTTTTGACAAAATAAAAGTATTTGCTTTTGTGTGCTATGAATGTGAATATTTTGGTGCACGTGATATTATTCATCATAATTATTTTATAAAAACACAAGGTAAATTAGATAAAAAAATCATTATGGATTCCCCTTATAATTATAAAATCACTGATGAAGTTAATACACACACCTATTCCAAAGAAGAAATCATGTTGAGTAAAGTTGTTTTGAATGGTCTTTATGGTATACCTGCATTACGTTCACATTTTAATTTGTTTAGACGTGATGAAGATGGTTTTATTGTTAATCATGAAAACGGTTATAAAAACAGTGAAAGAAATTTATTATTTTCTACGTTTGTAACATCACAAGCGCTTTATAATTTACTTGAGCCTTTAAAGTCTCTAACGCAATATGAAATAGATGAATGTTTTATCTATTGCGATACAGACAGTTTATATTTAAAATCTAAAATAAAACATAAAATCAATCATGATTTATTTGACCCTATTGCCTTAGGTAAGTGGGACATTGAAAATCATGTCATTAAAAAAATGTATGTACTCAATCATAAAAAGTACGCCTACCAAAAAGAAGATAACACCATTAAAATTGCGAGTGCAGGTATACCAATAGACGCATTTAATAAAAATCAAACGTTCGAAAATTTTATCAAAAATGATTTTCACCATAAAGCCATTGTGTATAACAATAAATCGATTTATAACGAACAAAAAACGATTTCGATTTATCCATCAAAAACATATATAGAAAAGGGTACACCTTATGATTTTTACTTTACAAAATCATTGGAAGATAGAAAAGAAGATGTTTTAAAACAAGCAAGACAAGAATATGATGATGTGAATGATGATGATATATTATATATAGAGAGTGAAGTGGGCGCATTTTCATTTAGTGATTTATTCCCTTTCAAATTTGAAATTAAAAATAAATGTGACCTTAACATTTTATATATGGTTCATCAAGATATAAAAAAAGACGCTACATAAACGTAGCGTCTTTTTTACGAGGTATAGTGACAAGTATCGTTTGCCATACGGATTATGTTTTGTTGTTTATTTACTAGAATGTCTAGCATACTTATATTATAGCATAAAATTTACTTAACGCCACTAAAAAACATCACATTATCACCTGCATTTTCGGGTACACCATCAATGAGTGCATATTCAACAACACGACTCGGTGCCCAATAAGGCGGGACGTTATAGTTAGCTGTTAAGAATGAACCATCTTTAAATACAGCTACAACAACCCCTGTATGACCCACACCTGGGAGCATGGCTTGTAAGTAATTCGGTTTACTACTGAATCCATAGCCTACTGTGGGTCGGTGTGTCACACGAGCGCCTTGGTTACGATAGACCAACCACACACGTTGACCGTTGGTCACTTGATTATCCCATGCGGGTTGTTTTTTACCCCATATTTGGTGCATATACGCCCATGTTAACTCTGTACATTGACCTGTATCTCCAGTATTCACAAATGGACTACCTGCTAAATATTTTGGATCAAATTTTGGTACTTCAATGGCATCTTTATACTTTTGTGGTAAATTGGAATAAGTCCAGTTACCACCAATTTTTTTACCACTTTTTCCATTCGGTGCGACGGATTTACCTGCTTTACCACCATGGTCACCATCACTATCATCTGCGCCTGTATCTTTTTCACTTCCACCATCAATTCTTGATATGAGGTCTTTCATTTCATCAAGTAATTTTTGATTCATATTGAGTCGATACGTATTATTGTATGTTTTGGTAATGGTGAACATCTGATTTGAAAAAAATTTGTCAGTACCAATAGAGTGCAAATCCCACTGCATACTGTCTTGTAATTTTTTGAGAAATTGTTCAAAGGCACGTGCCACAACATCAATCCCACCACTAGGACTACCTGAATGACTTGAACCACTACTTGACCCTCCTTTTCCGTCTATTTTACCACCCCACGCAAGTATTGTGTTGGCAGCGTCTAAGAATGGATTACCGTAATTTTGAACTCGGTTATAGCTTGCTTTTAACCCCTCTGGATAATACGCCGCCCATGTAGCAGCAGCTGTGAGTGGAATATAAGCACGACCTACTTTTCCGTTTTTCATATTATGTGAAAAGTCATAATTTCCTTTTGATTTAACACTTGCTGGTACAAAGTCAACGGGATTCCCTTGGTCTATCCATGAGGGAGACCCTGCTTGACGAGATTGTGACACAAGTTTACGTGCGACAAATTTTGCATCATTTAAATAGTTACCCTGTGGTGAGGTATGGTTGAGCCAACCCCAACTTGGGTTATATCCTTCATTTTTTTCATAGGCTGCAAATAATGCAGGTGAAACCCCAATGCTTTTTACAGCATTCAAGACTTGCTTAATTTGACTTGAGTTATTCCCACACCATGCTGAAAATCGTCCAATGCCTTTGACTTTACCTACTAAATCATCAACACTTAATCCAAAATCATCATTTAAATTGGAATGTATAAACTTATCAATTTTTTCTTTATCATTCATCTTTTTTATCACCCTCACTGTTACCACGAATCACTTTGAGTTTTTCACCAATTTCATTCGGAATGAGTACACCCATTTCTGCACAGTTTTCAACAATAGATAGTCCCTCATTTGCAATATAGAAAAATATCGTTACCATCACTAAACCATTATTCAATTTTAATATTTGGTCTATGATATTCGCTAAAATAATAATACAGAAAATGAGTATCTTACGACCAAAACCATACATTGACTTACGACTCCATAAATCTTTATTTTTAAATGCTTTTGCAAGTCCAGTAATAATATCAATCACCATGAGTACCATTAAAAAATAAAGTAATGTTAAGTCACCTCCATATATAAATTTATGAAACAAATCTGAATGCGTATATTCCACGTGTAACTCTCCTTTATTTTCCATCACTTAACCTACTTTCTAAATTTATTTTTAAATACATTTTGTGCCATTGGGTTGTTCGTTCCGTCGTTATGCCAAAATCTTACACCCGTTTCAAGTAAGACTTTCAGTTGTTCGAGTAACATTGGGTCAATACCATCGATGGTATACGTTCCTCTCATTCTTAAGTAGTTACATACCGTCCATGAATCAATTGGAAACGGTGAACCTGATTGATCGTTTGTTTCAAAACCTAACATGAAATAATAACGTTGAATATTATCCATGTCGAAGGGAGCGGGTACACCAATTTTCATTGTTAATCCATTAATACTATTTGCAATTTGGAACGCATTTCCCATTTGTGAACTTGTCACAGTAGGGGGTTGTAGAGCTAGGTCTTTATATTCTGCTCGTAATTCTTTATAGTAATTATACTCATCATTAAATTTTGAAAATAATGCCGTTGGTGAAAGGTTTGAACCAATGCTTACAGCATCATAAAATCGTGATTTTAAATCATTACCATTCACAACATTATTGATTCTGTTTGTAATTAAGTTACTTTGTGCATTTTTTTGTTTATTGGCTTGTTGAGATTGTGCCAGTAACCCATTATCAATTAATATAGGCACTTCAGCAAAGCTATCAAAGGTGATTGCTGTATTTAAGAACGAACCTGTGTCAATGAGTATTGAATTATCAGTCGCTTGTATCGGTTTTTCATTCGGTGCACTGTTATAATCAACGGGATAAATACGTACCTCGTTATGATACCCAATAATAGATTTTGTTCTCAACTTAACCCCTGTTTTTTCTGTTATTTTACCGGCATCAAGTAGTAAACTGTCACCATTCCATGAATAGATTTCAATTGTTAAATATTCATTTCTGACTAAATGTTTGAGTTCATCTTGATTACTATTTAACATATATTGCAATCGTTCAAATGGTACACGTAATTCTTTTAATTCCCACTCATTAGATAATTTATCATTTTTAAGTGTCATTAATCCTTTTATATCTTCTTGTGTTTTGACTGCTTCTAAATCATCTTTATTAATAAATGTTGCAGGTATTAATATGATTTTTTGAAAGTTTTGTGTAATCCATGGATATTTACTCATTTTATCCATAAAGTTATTAAAATCCTCACGATTCATGACATATAAATTAACTGGACTTGTAATGTAATCGTAAGTAATCCCTTTTGAAGATTCTAAGTTTGGTTCTTTTTTAGTACCAAATTTTTTAGATAAATCAGCACTTGATTGGAATAAAACAAGATTACCACCAAACTGTTCAAGATAATTATTCAGATAGTATTTATTACTGGCTTTAATGACATCATCATTATTTCTCAGTGACGGTAACAAATAATTATAGACCTCACGTGGTAAGTGTTGTCGTTCAACAAAAGCATTTTGAACTGTTGATAATACATTCCCCTGTGTATAAGTCATAACGGTATCTATCACTAAATACATGCGTGTGACATGATCGTTCACATACTCTATTTGATTAACAAACGCATAATAACGTCTATCTTCAAAATCAGATTTAAATGTACAATAATTAATCCCCTGTGCGTCTTGCCATGACATTTGTTCAAGATTCACCATGTTTCTATCACGTATAAAATTAAACGGAATATTTTTATAATCAATCGCATTAAAATGATTTTCATTTAAAAAATAGTTGTCACGTTCATTGTTTGATGAAAAGTGAATTGTGTTTTGATAATCTGTCAGTGGTGTATTATAGAAAAATTTAAAATGTGTCAGTTTTCTATCTGCCATAAAATAACCTCCTTATATGTAAAAATAGACACGCTTTCACGTGTCTATTATATCATAATTTAATCCATAAATACGGTATTAATTGGACACCACTCATCGCCTGTTGGACTAGGGTAGGTTGTTCCCTCAATAACAACATCACCTGCACGCATAATTGTAATTCTTGTGTAGTAAATTGAACCTGATTTTTTACTTGTATTTTGAACATAGTAATGTGGATTTGTGAACTCACCATTGATAGGTATTTTTCCTACTGTAATAGAATCACCTTTATACCCTTTTACTGCACCACGTAAAGCAACTGTTTTAATGCCTTTTACGTTAGTAATTCGATATTGTGGTGGGTCGGTATGTGGTATTAACCCACTACCTGTGATTTTGATATTTTGCCAACCTGTATCTTCAATAGTAATACCATTGATTTTTTCCGTATTCGATTGAATTTTTTTATTTGTTTCTTCTATCTTTTCGTCTATCTTTTCGTTTAACGTTTTTTGTTCTTGTTTCAATTCGTCGATATTAATGGAATCAATTTTTTGCTTCATTTCTTCTAAGTTGTAACGATTAAATTTTTCAGTAATTTCATTCACTTTTAATTTGTTATCTTCGACAGATGTTTCAATGACTTTGATTTTTTCTTCATTATCATAAATACGTTTTTCATTGTCTGATAATTTTTCTTGTACTTCTTGCATTTCATCTTGTAGTGGTTCGATACTTTCTAAATGAAGAAATCCGTTTTTAGTGTAAATATAAATATCACCGTCAACGGTTGAACATATATCATTTTCGTCAAGAAGGTTTGTATTAAATTGTTCTAAGTGATAAATATCTTTGACGCTTCTTACAAATTTACTAGCCACGTTTTTCAACCTCCAGTTTCCCCCAAAGATGTTTTTCATTGAGTATTTTTTCTTGTTTATCTTCAATTTTTCCAACTGGCATATAGAATCTTTCTTTGCTTGACCCTTTTTGTTGGTAATAAAAACCTAACCACCAATAACCATCTTTTTTAATGATTTGGTCGAATTTGACATATTGATTAGGATATATCCAAGAATTTTTATCAACTATTTTACCATTTAAACCTGCTTCACGTCTTACAACAATTGGTTCTTTATTTTTTTTATGTGTTGTAAATTTACCAGTCCAATGAAAGACAGTTTTTGGTTGTTTCTTTGATGATGTTGATTTACCGTTCATGTAACCTAAAACTAAATTATCAATAACTTTCATATCACGTCTACTATAACCACATGCTGATAAGATATTACCGGGATCTTGTTTATCTGCTTGAATATCTTGATGCCCCGGCATTTCATTTTTAGGATTAATGTCCCAAGACTTACACAATGCAGCCATGACACGACACGCATTATCCAATGCTTTCATTGAACGTGCTTGATTTGTAAAGTAACATGCTTCAACACCAAAAGCACCATCATTAGCATCAACACCATACCACGCATTGTCTGTTGGTGTATCATACAATACATGCCATGCTTTTTCTGTAACTGGAATACAAATAATTGCTTCTTTATCATCGACAAAAACGTGTGCAGATGCTACAGAATTCCAACCGATATTATAAGTATTTATATAATAATTGACATTATCATGTGCTGTCGTATCTGGATTGCCTGTGTCATGAAATACTGCAAAACGGGGTTGTCCTGTTGTTAGTTTTTGTCCTGTACGTCTTGTTCCAAAGGGTAAAAAGTCCGTATAAACGGGAACACCATTCCATGTACCTATTTTTTTCTTACTCATTACATCGCCTCCATTTTTAATAAAAAGGGTAGAAATATTCTACCCTTTTATAATGAACCCTTTACTTTGCATTGTATTTGGTTCAACGTTAGTAGAATATTTATGATCTTTATCTGTAAATATCCTACTACCATTATACACGTTATAAACCGTTTTGTTACTTGAAATATTTGAACCAAAACAAGTAATTTCCCCACCACGTGTAGCATAAACGGGTTCGTTTTTAGTACCTGAAATATTTGACGCTTCGGCGAACACTTTAGACGCATAAGCTAAAATACCAAAATCACCACTACCCTTAATGGTAATTCTATCAGCAAATATTTGTCCACCACGTGTGGCTTCAATACCATTACGACCTGCACGTTCAATCACTGCTTCATTAACAGAAATCACTGAACCATATGCTAATACGTTATCATCTTTTGAATTAGAAACTTTCGCACCATATGCTGCAACATAACCACCACGTGTTGATTCTAATCCACGACGACCGTTTCCATCACAATTAATCAATTGACAATAAACATCACCTGCATAGGCAAGTACACCATTACGTTTATTACCATTGGTTGTTGATAATCTAGCTTGTACCGTTGAACCATGTGTACATTGAATACCATCTAATCCATTTTCATTAGCATTACCATTTGTGAAATCTAATTTTGAGTTATTACTTGCAATCACGCCATGCCATTTATTACGTGAAGCCGTCGCACCTGTTGCATCAATAGAACAACCTCTATTTGCCATGATGCCACTTGCACCACAACCATTGGCAATTCCTTTATCAAAGTTAATGTTTGATGAACGTGTTGCAATACACCCGTACGTTGTTTGTGAATTTGAACAATCTGAATATCTTAAATCAATATCACTTGACGCATAACTGACGACGTTATCATCAATCGTATCTGTAATTTTACAGTTTCTTGCACTGGCTTGTGAACCTGTAGTAACCATTAAACCATGATGCCCGTTAAAACGTGCTTCCGTATAATCAATATAACCACTTGCACCATGTGAGAAATGAATACCAATTTCACCACATCGGTGTACTGTCATATAGTTACCTGTGAGTGATGAATTAAATATTCTTAATCCGTCACCGTACATATCTTGGTCATTATTATACTCTTCTAATTGCTCTCTATTTCCATTATAGGAAAAATCACAATAGTTAGCTTGAATATGTGAACCATTGACACCACATAAACCTATAAAGTTAAAATGTGTCGAACCGCCACGCTCTGTCATTTCAAATGCTGTATTATCCATTAAAAAACCACAATTAATTGTATCTGAAAAATCTTTGTTTTGAAGTTTAAAATCAATTTTAGGGAATGTTGAATTAAGACCATAAAATAGTGGTTTAACTCTAAAAATAGGATTGGTTTTAATTTCAACTTGACGATTTAATTCAGTTTCATAGGCTTCGACAATATCATTTTCTGATGTAATCGTAATATGATTATAACGTTTATCACGTAAGAATAATTGTTCGAACATCTGGTAATCTTTAAGTAAAATGACACGTATGGATTTCGGTTGTACAATTAAATCTTCGATATGTTCAAAACAATGATTGAGTGTATCAAAATCACCCTCTTGACCAACTGTATATGTGACATCTTTATTGGATAATGTTAACGCATCATACGTCTCTTTCATATGTTGTATATCATCAGCAAGTCCATTGACAAAATCACATAATTCAAAAATAAATCCATTAAAACGTGCTAAGTAATCATAATATGATTTTGAATTGGTATTGTAATCTGCTAAATCACTATAAAATGGTTCACGATAGACACCTCGACGATAACCATATTGATTATCATAATTAATTCTTCCGTTGTTTATATACATAGATTATCCTCCTACCATATGTGTAAAAAACATTCTTTATCATATGTTTTAAATATTGTATCACGCATTGAATATAACTTTTGTAAGTTATCAATTAAATATTGCTTTGTTAAACCTGTACGATTCATTTCATTTTGTGATTGTGTGTTACGTTTCGTATCACTTTCACCATTTCTTAATGAATCAAACGTATTATCTTTTGTACCTGTTTTTTCTGATACCGTTTCACTGGTATTTTTATCTCTTGAAATCGTATTTGTATCTGCATAATCAAGCACTGTATTATCAACATCAATGTTCACTTGTGACTGAGGTAGGGTAGATTCAGCAGAACGATTATCATCAAAACTTTTAGTAACTGTATCTTCATAATCTTTATATTCTTCATGACCTTTGTCTTGTTGTCTATCTTTCGTTTGTCCTTGCTCAATGGCATTTTCTAACGCTTTTCCAATATCTGTTGACTGTGTATCTGTCACTTGTTCAATATATTTATACATATCTGATCCATAGACACGATAAATGTAATCTTCATGTGTCATGGTGATATATAAGACTTGACTTGCAAACGCTTCTACCGTTTGTCTACCAATTTCACGATATAAAAAACGCAATGTAAAACTTTCTTTAAAATATCGGTCAATACGTTCATCATTAAACATGAAACCTTTAAAAAATACCCTATCTACAATTTGTTTGACATCATCATCAAAATACAACATTTTTTGCATAAACGCATATTCTGAATTATTGAAACTAATTCTATCATTATTTACAAATTCATTTAGTCCTAAATGCTGCAATTCACTTTCAATGATTTCATATAGCGTTGTTGTATATTTACTCACTCGAACCACCACCAAAATTATCAGTTTTTAGGTTCATAATATCCATTTCAGAAATAGCTTCATCATCGTAATAGGCATGAATATCTAAATTGAATCGACGGTTCAACATTTCAAAAGGGTAGCGACCTCTTAAATAAATATTACTATTTGATGTAGTAAATGAACGGTTTGATTTGGCTTCAGTATCACTTACACCACTTTCTTTATCTACTGCAAGTGAATTGACACCTAAGAAATTTGATAACTCACTGACTTTGTTTTGATACTCTCTTTTCATCTCAACTAAAGCAGTAGTTACAAAATCACTACCCAAATCAATGATATCTTCATCAGGATCAATATAATGATCTGTTTTAATAAAAGGTGCACCATTATACAATTTATTAATAAATTGGTTTATTGTTTCATCTTGAATATCAGATAAAAATATTTTACTAAATTTAGATTGCATAATAAGTGAAAAACGACTTAATATAATTTCTGCTAACTCATCACAATAATGTTCTATAATTTGATAATCATTATTTAAATTAATAGGTTTATTGCGTAATACAATAAAATCACCACTTTGACAATTGTCATAGTATTCAATTTCTAACGCATATTCTGGTCTTAAATATTCTGGAATGATAAATGTAATATCATCTTGAGTTAATCGTCTGTTAAAAGTTAAATTGAAGTTATTGATAAAATCGTTACTATTTTTATAATACATTGACTGTATATACCCTAATATCATAATGACACCATTTCTAGCTTTACCAACAACAACTTGATACCCTTGTCTTAAAGCAATCTCAAGTTGTAAAAAGTCAATACCAACACTTTTTTGATTGGTGTAATTAATAAGTAGTGGTAAAAATTCAACGTAACGATTAAAAATTAACCGACGAAATCGGTTTCTATGTTCCATAATTCGTCGGTCAATATCTTCTGGCAATTCAACTTTTAAACCACCATTATTATTTTTTCCGATGTAATCGTTATCTAAATAACTCATGGTTTAAAAGTCCTCCTTTATTATTCTGTTGCACCTGCGTCAGGTTGTTCCTTTGGTGCTTCTGTAATTAATATTTTATTAAAGAATGGTGACATCGCTTTGAATGAGTAATAATGAATCCAGTGTGTAACCTCATCAAATTCACCATTGTAAAATGGTTCTTTTAACATGCCTTTTGTATTACGTTTATATTTAAGTGCATTAATATCAAAAATAAACGCAAACAATTCACCTTGTGGCTTGATTTCTTCAATGTTTCCTTTAAATTCTTTCAAATCCGATACATTAAATGTAAATACTGAACCCGTAGGGATTACATCACCAATCATAGCTTGATAATCACCAAAGGCACGTAAATAATTGATTGTATCTTCATTTGCTAAAGTGACATCTTTTGTTGTTTTATATACACCACCTAAATCATCAAAACTGATGATATGGTCTGTGAAGTCAATGCCTGCCATTTGGAAAGTATTCGCAATTTTTGTATCAAGTAAATATGACTTGAGTGAATCAGTTGTTAAAATTGCAATATCACTTAATTTTGAAACAGTAGTATATTGACCTACTGAACCACCTGACGCTTTGTGTACTTCATTGTATTTTGCACTATTATTTTGCATATTTAAAATGGCTTCAAATACACGTTCTGTTAAATCTTCTTTTGATGAAGCAGTACGACGGTTTGAATCTTGCAATTGATTAATTGCATAATCTACCATCATTGCACGTATTTCTTTTTCTTCTTGTACGTTAATATCAGAAATCTTTTTACGTAATACACCTAAAGCATAATTTGTAGCGTCACCTAAAGTTTGGAAATTAAAACGCACATCATTATTATTCAATGTGAATTTTTGTTTTTTAACGATACCACTACCATATAAACGTGTTGCCATTTGTGGATAATTACGTTTTAACATTAATTCTTCTGATTTAGATAAATTCATTTCAATTGGAATTGTATCCATAATTACATATTCCTCAGAATATTGTCCGATAAAGTCTTGTTCTTTTGCTAACCAGTTGAAACGATTTCCTAAAGCAATATCAATGAGTAATGTTTCATTAATTTTAGGGAATAGGTATTTATTTACATATGTTTCAAACATTGTATTGACGTTTGACCAATTCTCACCAAAAGTCCATTGCTTACCATAATCATGGTTAAAATCTTGCAATGACGCTTTTGTTGAATCTGCAATTAAAGTTGGTATATCTGTCTTTTTATCTGCCATTATTTACTCCTCCTATACTTCTTGTGTTGAATCATCACTATAAGTTTGTTTTGTCAATGAATGAACTTGTCGTCCGTATTCATCTTCTGATTTTGATGTTGCAATACTCATATTTGCATTTAATTCTCTTGATTTATTCAAACGTGAATCTTCATAATTGGCATGTGTCATACCACGCATTTCATTTCCGTCAAAGTTTGCCATTTTTATCACTCCTTATAAATTTAACATTTGTTTGATTTCTTCACTTGATTCAATACCATCTGTTTCTTGGTCGTCATCAACTTCAGTCGGTACTGTTTTATCTTCAAAATTTGGGTCGCTTGATTCTTGTGTTGGTTGTGGTTGTGCTTCTTGATTATTTAATCTTTGTTCTAAAGCAGTGACACGTTGTTCTAATTGTACAAATGCTTCTGATTTTTCTTCAGTCACTTCTTTTTCAGGTTCAGTGACAACATCTTCTGCACTTTCTATTTTTTCTGGTGAATCTTCTGTTGATTCTGTTTCAGGTTCTTCTTTAATTATTTTTTCTTCTTCTGCCATTTTATTTACACCTCTTTATTTTTTAAAAATGTAAGCAAATTTTTACTTGACTATATTATAACATAAAAATAAATAAATGTATAAATTTGTATCGTTTAATTTTGAATTTATTTTTGTTAACCTTTTACTCAAAATTTCTATCGCTATGCTGCAAATTCTTGTATTGTTTCTGGGAGGTTGATTTACAAATTTCAATTTATTTTTTGTTCGTGCTTTAACTCGATTTTTTCATCACAATGT